CCGTCTTTGAATATCTTATTTGTAGCCATGGATACTGTCCTGGGCATTTTGCGTAGTCGGAATCAACTCGCACACGCCGGTCAAATAGATCAAGGGATTGACGACATCGATCTTGCTATCTTTGATGCCGTTCTGCGCTACGCCGGACAGGGCAACGCCGTCTTTGGCTTTCCACGACCATAGGCGACGCGAATCCTTCAGCACCACGTTTTCGCCGTCGATGCTGACTACCTCACCTGCATGCACGCCGGCCGCATAGCAGCGCGCAATGCAGTAAGCGCCGATGAAAGGATTGGTTGTCGCTGTTCCTCGAGCCAATCCTGGCGAAAGCTGTTGGTGAAGGGATGGAAGTTGAAACATCTTTGAAATTTCCTTCGCATCGCCTATCGTCAAATCGTTGATATTCATTATTTCTCCTGTGGTTGAGGTGGTGCTGCTTTGGTTCTTTGGACTTCGCCTTCCTTCTTCAGCGCCGTGCGCGCTTTGGAATCGAGCAGAGACCACAGGGCGATTTTGTGGTCATCGTCTTGCACTTCATGCGCGACGGCGTAGGCTTCTTGGACTGCCTTGCGGCTCATGGCATCGTGGATCGCATCGCGCAAGCCAACCAGCATCATTTGCGTGGCCGCGTCGCATTTCTCGAAATAGCCATCGGTGCCGGAAATGGTTTCCTTTTTCTTGCGGTTGACAGCGTTGTTAGCATCGTCATCATCCTGATAGACCCCACAGATCGCAGCCAGAGCGTAGCGGCGCGCATAGGTCAACGCCGAGCCATAGCCTTGCGGGTCGGTCTTAACCAAGGGCATGTGCATGGTTTCCTCTATCCACTCCCCGGAGACGTGCAAGAGCCGCGTGGTCATCGCCAGCATGGCTGCCTGTGGCATGCTGCCCGGCAGTTGCATATAGCTGAGACCGTTGCTGTTCAAAGCTTCCTTGACCGCGTCGATCACGGCCGGCAGGTCGGCGTATTTGTTTTTCAGGTGCGGATTCAATGCATCCTTGATCGCAAACTTGATTTGCGCCTGGGCTTTGGTGAAGGCTTCCGCGAACTTGATGATGCTTTCTGAGCTTTGCATGATTTTCCTTATGGTTATTGTGGTGGCCTTGGCCTGTAATGTCCAAGGCGTTTATGCCGCTTCATAGATCGGACTGCCATTACGCTGAGTGTCCTAAGCTCCACGACTCACCACACGACTGCGGACTGAAGGTTTCACGATTTCAAGGTCGTGTCTTGGCATTGTCACAATCCGCATACGTGTGGTGCCTGAGACCCGACCCCAGGCAATTCCGCCTTTTCCCTGCCCCGGCTGCACTGATTAGCTTGAGGGGTACGGGATACAGCGCGGGAAACGGGTTTCTTGCAATGAGGCGCATAGTTCGGATACGACTGACGCTCTAATCAAGAAGTGCGGCCCGTTGATGAAACTATAGAACAATCGCAGAACAAACGCAAGAACAATTTGAATTTATTTCAGACCGACATTTCCAACCAGCCGACCAGCAAGAACGCACACACAATAGCCACGCCGGCCAATGCATCCCCACGACTGATACCGCGCTCATGGTAGGGATTGAGCGCATACGGACTGGCGCGCCAGAAAGAGCGCTGCGCACGGCGTTTCAGGCGCCATGTTTTGAAGTCGAGCTCGCAGTTCAAGAGTTTTAAGCGCAAGCGTAGGCGCAGGTTCATTTGGTATCCTTTGGCAACACCACTTGCCCGTCAATGACGGCTTGCTTAATAGCGGCGTTGGCGACGTTTCTGTATTGGTTATAAATTGAAAGGGTTGTCGCGCATTCGGATGCTTGGCACAATTCAACATCAGACATGCGACTTACTGGATATCCCGGTTCTGGTTTGACGCGATACTCATAATCTTCGTCATCCCAAAAAATATCTTGGCTGCAGTCGCGCCAAATATCACCACCATCTCGTTGCGGGCCTACATATTTGCACTGTATATATTTCCCATACGCCCAGGCGTGAATCTCTGCGGCCCATTTTCTAGGTTGTGTTTTCATTTGGTTTGTTCCTTCATCTTCCTAACCGCTTCTGGATTCTCGCGCCGCCACTGCTCCCAGCTTTCATCAGTTATTTTGTGCTGCATCCAGCGCGGGTGATCTGCCTTAGCATTAAATGGCAAATGTCCGGCCGCGCAACGCACACATTTCTGAGCCGCATTCATATGCTTCGCGCAAAAGAACAGGCCGCATCCATGCTCGCCGCCATAGATGTCATCGCCACAAACATAACCAAAGCCTCGATCAATGACTTTCTTGCACCCAGGGTGGTCGCAGTAGGCCGGAACGCCATAGCCTATATCACGCTGCCAGTTTGAATCATATCCAATCGACCAGCCCATTATTTGCTCCCACTGTTCATCGCTTCATCAATGGCGGCATCAAGTTTTTCATTCCGTGGCAACCAAGCGCCTCCTGGCGCGTTTGCATTCTTGCCGATGATTTTCTTATCATTGTCGCCATGTCGAAGCCACCTGTACCGCTCCGCATCCTTTCTCAAAGCCGCGCATTCTTCCCGCAGGCTGGCGAGTTCGTCCGACTGCTCATCCATCCCAAGAGCTTTGCCTTTTTCGATGCCTTGGAGATAGCCTAGTCGGTATTGAGTGGTAAGATCGTCAGCGTGTTCGCTCGCTGCCTTTTGATGCGCCGCCCATTCCGCCGTTTGCTCAGGCGTCATACGTTCGGGGCAAAATTCCAGCATGAGCTCGTCGATCTTGGCTTGCAACTCTTGGTTTTCTTCAATTATCATCGGTGCAGTTTCACGATGGTGCGCATTCTCTGCGCGCAACTGAGTAAGTTCAGCTTGCAAGGGCGCTTTCTCTTGCTCGGCGTAGGCATGCATTTGGTCGTTAGTGTAAGCCTTAGTTGACACGCGCCCATTGCCGCCACAGTCGCTACATGGATAACATTCTGGCGGCTGAAACTCGCCCTGGTAACGTGCTATGCCATCTGTGCCACGCCCATCACAAGTATCGCATTTCCAATAGGCATACAGTTCTTCATATTGCGCAGGCAATCGGCAATCACACCGCCCCTGAAACGTCGGGCCGCCACAGAGCGGGCAGCGTTCTTGTTTTGTGGTCATGCCTTCACCCATTTTCCATTGATGACAAAACCATGGTCGCCGCAAGCTCGACACTGGACGCTAGGCGATAGCGTCAATGGATCTTCTTGCTGGACGTCCCATCCTTTTTCATTTGTAAAACAATTCAGCCATGCACGACCGTTGAATGGGACCCAATGCACGCACTTCCTCCCATCCAGAGTTAGATGCTCTATGCGGCATGCAACTCTTGGGTCATTCTTATAGGCGGCGAACAGGAGAAAATGGTTATCTCCCAAATCAATAGCTGGTTTCATACATCCTCCTCAAAAGTCATTCTTTCCAGCCGCTCAATCGCGACCCGGTGCTTGGCGATTTCTTTGTCGCGGCGCTGCTTGGCGTCGGCGATGGCTTCGGGGAGGGTGAGGAAGACATCTACATAGCGGTCAAAATAAGAATCAACCCCTTCGACCTCTATAAAGCCAAGTCCGACTATTCTAGAAACTTTGCATTCTATAATGGGATGCTTCGGCCCCAGCCTAGTCACCCAAACAGTATCTCCGACTTTCATTTTCGTCCCTTTCGTGCCGTATAGGCATCGCAACCACGGCATTTTGAACATAGACCGTCGAGCGCGCTTCCATAGCCGCGACGGCATGACTTGCACACAATGCGATACGTCCGCATGCTTTCCAGGCGCTGCGCATCTTTGTTAAAGCGTAGCAGACTGTGATGTGCGCGTGTCATGTTTTGGCCCTCACTGAAATAAATTTATAATACGCAAAAAATATCAGCCATATTAAATTTAGCAATGCGTAAACCCCACTTAATACGAATGAAAACGGCTGATGTAATGCGTAACAAAAATAGGAAAACCAAACCACGTTTATCCAGCCAAACAAAGAGGCGTATATGCTGACGCCTTTGACATCTTTGTCTCTGTAAACGCGTCTTACATTAAGGCTCATAGTGATTATTGCGAATACCTCAATAATGGCGTTTATAGTGTCGGTGTTTAGCGTCATGATTCACCTACTGCGGCGAGGGCTTTGCAAGCGACGATAACGCTTCCTGCTTCGTCTAAATTCTCGTCGATTGCAATTCGTTTCAATGCCTCCACCAACACCGCCCGATCAGCTACAAGCTTGTCATAAGCGTTGCAGGCGGTGACGATGAATTCAGCATTATCTTGAGGTTCTTTGAGAGCGCTATTTCTTGCATCTTCTGTCCTGCTGCGCATATCTATCCAACTCTCGCCGGCGGAACGTGTTTCATCTACCTGCGTAAAAATCCATGTAGAAGCTAGAATCTTCCCGTTTTTCTTAATTCTGTCACCGCTAGTTTCCCACGGTGTCGGTGTATGTTCCATTTCCATTCCCCTTATCTATCGCAGCGTCATCGCTGTATCCATGTAGCCATCTTATATTAACGGATAGAACAATGCAAGAACATTTTGAATTATTTGTTCATCCAACGTTCTTGCACTTTTCGCGCAATTGTTCTAAACTGCAGCTAACCAAAGGAGGGTTTATGAAATTGACTGCGAAAGAAATGCTGGAGGGACTCTGCGCCCATGTGCCAAAAGACGAGATTGGCGAGAAAAAGGATGGCATCGCCAAGAAGCTGGGCTGCACGCGCCGCGCCATCGATATGTATTTGAGTGGCGAGCGTCTGCATCCGCGCCAGGCCATCATGAAGCCGCTGACGCGCTTGCATGCGAAGGAGTGCGGGAAATGACATTCACATATGAGAATCGTGATTCTTCCATTAAGCTCGACGTTTCTAAGCCGATGCGCTCGAAATCCGATAAGGAGCCGATCAAAGAAAAATATGTTGGAAAAATGGTTGGCTCTTTGCTTTTATTTAGGTTGGATGACGGCCGCTATATCACTTGTGATCCTGTGTATATTGAAAACATCCCAGAAAAACAAACGCGGGAGGTCTGGATGAATATTTATCCAGATGCTCAACTAAGTTATGCGAACAGAGACAATGCTGACTGCAATGCTAATGCAAGTCGCATTGCCTGCGTCAAAGTCACCATCGAATTTGAAGAAGGGGAAGGACTATGATCGTCAGCCATGAACAAGTCTGGCGCACCTTCAATGACTTCTGCGCGTTGCGCCTGGATAGTGGTGATGCGATCCGCAAGACGGCGGAAATGCTGTTTATGCTGCCGGAAGACGTAGACGCCATTTGCCAGACCTTTGCTTACTATGGGTATGCATAATGAGCAAGCGCAAAGTCTATCGCCCGCAAGATCCAGCTCGGGTCTTGTTGCGCACGATGCCCTGGCGCGTCCACGCGATGATGGAACCGTTGGAATTGATCGTGGCCCAATTGGAGCAAGACCAGAGCGCCGACGTCACCGCAGAGGGAAGGCCCATCTTTCGCGACCATGCGAACCGTGATCGCTGGTATGAAACGCCCATCGCCTTGGTCGGTGTATGCGAAGCGTTTGAATTGCATAATGAGCGCAGCGGCGAGACATTGGATACGGAACCTTTGCGGCGCCTCGCCGGCAAGCTCGACTTCGGCCAGGATATCGTACCGCAAGACTTACGCGATGCTCGCACTTGTCTAAACGCGATACGTTCGCATTGCCTCAGGATGACGGCTGGTTATGCGGAAGACCTATTGCGCACGGTCCGTCTGCGCGAAGAAATGGAGCGTTTATGCCTTACGTAACTATCGAAGTTAGTCTTGATAGTTTTTCCGATGAGGACATTGAAAATGAGGCCGAAGAAAGAGGCTTGCATTTAGCGGATTTGAGAGACGATGAGCTTGAAAAAATTTACCGCGCAATGGTAAATGGTGATCGGGAAATGGCTTTGAATTTGATGTGCGATTTTCTTCGCGACCATCTGGGGAGGGTGCTATGAAATTCTATGCCTATGTGCACGACAAAGAAGAGTTGACGAAGCCGGTTTTTGTCATGGAAATCAATAAGAAAAACGAAGGTGAGGCACTGGAAATTGCCATGAAAAATCCTGGCGTCAAGGCAATTTGCGGCAAACAACAAACGGGGCGCCTCGTCGTTAAGCTGCACGTCCACAAACTTAATCTGGAAAACTTCAAATAGAGGTGGTCATGCTCACCGCCACTTTCTTCTTGATCTGGTATCACTTCGGCTTTTGGCCGGCGGCGATATTTTGGCTATGCGTCTTGGGTGCGGGAGAGAAGCATGCTTGATCTTTGCAGCTGGGTTGCCTATGGCATCCTAACTTTGCTTGCAGTGACTTCGCTAGCCGCTGGCGCCGTGCTGTACATCATCTGGCAAGAAGAACGCGAATACCGCAAGGGCTACCATGACTGAGCCGCGGACATGATCTACAAAGAGTTCTCGCTGCGCACGCCATCGACCTGGCCAGCCTTCATTGCCTTCGTGAAGAATAATGCGGAAGCCTGCAATAAACGCGGCGAGCCTCTGCGTTTGATCGTGACCAGCGATGAAAAGAAGAGAAGCAATGAGCAAAATAGATTTTTCCATGGGCCTGTTTTAGATGCCATAACCAATCAGGCATGGTGGGGAGGAAAACAATATCCCAAGGAATTTTGGAAAGAATATTTTAGAAGGCGCTATCTATTCAAAGAAACTTTTCTGACGCCCGACGGCGATTCTATTCCGATTTATTGGAGTACTGCGGACAAAAGCTTTTCAGTTGGGATGATGTCTGATTTTCTAATCAAGGTGCAATGCGAAGCATCGACTGAATGGGGAGTATGTTTTGAATAATCAAGAATGGGTTCCTGTTCCAGGATATGGCGAAAGATATTTGATAAATAAAAAAGGAGAACTTTTCAGAAAGGAAAGCTTGAATAATCTGGGAAGGCGAATAAGTTCTAAATTACTGAAGCCTTATGTTTATCCTGGACTTGGATATTGGGTGTATTCAATATCCTATGAAGGAAAAAATTATTGCATCTATATGCATCGCCTTTTGGCCGAGGCATTTATCCCTAAAATTCCTGGAAAATATTGTGTGAATCATAAGGATTGCAATAGGAGAAATAATTCGTTGGAAAATCTTGAATGGGTGACTCATCAAGAAAATATTAAGCATGCCTATGACAATGGGAAGATTAAAAATCTTGGTGGAGAAGGCGATAAATGCGGAGCATCTAAATTGAATTCTGAGCAAGTAAAAGAAATAAAAATTCTTTTGAAAGCTGGCGAAAAAAAAGGTGATATAGCGAAAAAATTTAATGTATCAAAACAAAATATTCTAAGCATTTCTAATGGATACACTTGGCGCAGCGTAACAATTGAATCAATATGAAACGCAGCCCCATCAAACCGAGCCAGAAGCCGCTCAAACGCATCGCCTTCCTGCGCGCCAAGCCGGCCAAGTTCAAGGCCAAGAAACAGGCGCGTAAGGCCGCGGAAACGGCGCATTTCCGGCGCGTAGCATCGCTCCCCTGCGCCTGCTGCGGCATTGTGGGCTATTCGCAGTGCGCCCATTCTAACCTGGCCGAACATGGCAAAGGCCTGGGCCTGAAGGCGCATTACTTGACCACCTTTCCATTGTGTTGCGCGCGCCCTGGCGTCCTGGGGTGTCATTCTCGCCACGATAGATTGATCGGCATGACGAAAGACGAAGCAGACTCGATAACGGATTTTTATATCGACTGGACACATAAGGCACTGGGAATTGTTGCAAATTCCCCCTAAGCGCTTGGCATTGGCCGGAAAACGGAACATCATGACAACATGATTCATTCACGTATAAACCATGATACGCGCCACCTTCCGCTTGCTGGGAGTGCTGCGCCATCGGGATTTTCCTACCGATGACGTAGAAGCGGCCACCCTCGATTTTATCGATTGGTGGATAGATCATGACGTTCCTGTAACAAGTGCCGTTTTGCTATATAAAGTTGACGCAAATCAGTTGAAAAAAGAATTTGCACAAAGCGTAACGCTGATATAATTTGTCAATCGCGATTTGCGATTAAATTGCCTTGGTCGGCAAACTCGGTAAGGCTACACATGCATTCTGGCGGCTACCGGCCGTTCGACCAACTTCCGACAGGAAGAGAATGCAGGTGTAGCCTTTTTTTATGCATAAAAGGATAAGAAAATGCTAACTTATGTCGTGCTTGGGCCCTTGGGCGATGGTGCTTATTCCGTCGCCTTTCAAAATCATTCCCACTCTGCTTTTATCCTTTCTGCTCTGGTCCTTCCCGATTTACGATCTGCTCAGGATGAATGCGAGCGCTTGCAATCAAGAGCGGCCAGTCAACCTAAGACTGGTCCGTTTTCCAGTCGAATTCACCGCATCAGGGGCTAATCATGGCTGGAGACTGGATAAAGATGCGCATTGACTTGCAATCACATCCGAAAATTGTCCGCATTTTGTCCGCAACTGGTGCGGACAAATTCCGTGTGATTGGCGGACTGCATGCGGTGTGGAGCGTGTTCGATACGCATTCCGAAGATGGCGCGTTGCCTGGATATACCCCTCAAGCCCTTGACCACGTGATCGGTTGGCAGGGGTTTTCCGAGGCCATGATTAAGGTTGGATGGTTAGAAGTAAATGGGCCGGATAGCCTTATTCTGCCTGAGTTTTTCGAGCATAACGGCAAGTCTGGAAAGCGTCGTGCAGAGGATCAAAAACGCAAACGGGAAGACAGAAAAAATCCGCAAGACGTCACGGAAGATTTCGGACAAATTGCGGACAAATTGCGGACTAGAGAAGAGAAGAGAAGAGAAGAGAAGATAGATACTGCTAAAGATAGTGGTATTTCAAATATTACAGTTTCCGCGAAAAAATACTCGCCTGTTGGCGATTTGATAGAGCAAGGCGTCAATAAGCAAATTGCTGAAGATTGGATAGAAGTCCGCAGGAAAAAGAAAGCCGCGCCCACCAAGACCGCAATAAACGCCATACTGGAAAAAATCCTTTCGACCGGCATGAGCCTAGATGCTGGGCTGCGATTGTGCTGCGAACGCGGTTGGGCCGGATTTGAACCGGAATGGATGCAGCCTAACCGTGCGCCCCCTAATTCTTCGCAATCCGATTCGCAACGCCGCCAACAAGCCGCCGACATTTTGACTGGGAGACACCGCCATGCACAGCCTGACCTCATCGACATCAACTAGCGTTCCGATTTCTTGGGTTGAAAAATTATTCGCCCGATTCGAGGCCCTGTATGGCAGGAAATTTATTGACATGTGGGAAAAGACCGACTTGCATGCCGTCAAAGAGCTGTGGGCCGAGGAAATGGGGAAACTCTCTTGCGACGAACTCAAGCGCGGCTACGCTTCTCTGATGCAGCGCCAATGGCCGCCAACTCTGCCGGAATTCCTCAACCTGTGTCGCCCTCCGATTGATGCGACTGTCGCTTACTACGAGGCCGTCAACGGGATTGCGGCGCGCGAGCGGGGCGAGAAAGGCGAATGGCGCCACCCCGCCATTTTCTGGGCCGCTGCGCCGATGGCCTACGACTTGCGCAACCTGAGCTATTCGGCTGTGAAAGCCCACTGGGAGCAATCATTGAGCGAGCAATTGGCGAAAACAGAATGGGAGCCGATCCCCGTGCCGGTCTTGGCGCTTCCTGTTCCTAAAGCCAGGGCGAGCAAGGAACAAGCGGAAGCGATGTTGCGGCAGTTGGGTAATTTGAAACTCGGTGGCGGCAATCATACTCGCTGGATAGAAAAGGTCTTCCAGCGCGCCAAAGCCGGGGATTCTTCCTTGCCTGGAATCTCGCTCAAGATGGCTCAGCAAGCTTTGCAAGAACTTCGTTTGACTAACCTCTGAGGAATTATCATGGATCAAGCAGTCGGCAATTTGCATTACTACGAAAACAGCTTCGCCGAGCTGAAGCAGGAAAACCGCGAGCTGCACACGAAAGTCGACCAGCTGGAGCGCCAATTGCATGCGATGGCGGCATTCCTGGTGTTCTACTTGCCGGGTGATCCTTTGCCCAATCCGCTGGCCAAAGCTTTCACAGATCTTCAGGCAGCGGCTCAGATGGCGCAAAATTTGAGCATTCGCCAAGATAACGAAAGCAATTTGGGAATTGGTGGTCTGCAAAATAAGGCATTTCTTGAATTTAAAAAGACTCCTTTCAAGCGGACAACGGAAGTCGGAATAAAGAAAACTTCTCCGCCTTCCAACCAAGCTGCAAACTTCGACATCGTCACGCGTCCTGACCTCGTCAATCAGAATTCCAATCAGCAGCAACAGGCGATCGGTATTGAATGGCCCTTTACCCGCGGTCGGAGCTGCACATGACGCCTTTGCAAATCCAAATCTTGTTTCACTATCGATGTCACATGAATGATTTTCGAGAGGGAGATTTTTCGGCGCCAGCGGTGCGCGAGGCGATTGATGTTTTTCTGAGAGATAACATGTTGGAAAACGCAATTCAATATTTTATGACGCCGCAAAACAGATGTTATTGCCTTTCTGCACGAGGCAAAGCTTTTGTTGACTATGTGTGCTCGCTCCCGCTTCCTGTCGAAGCATGGAAGATGCCATGATCATCTTGACTATAGAAGAAATTCGAAAACTTTTTTACTTCGATTTTAATACCGGGAAAATATACTGGGCCGTTGATCACGGTAGATGGGGAAATCTTCCAAAGAATATAGAAGCGGGATGTCTTAAAAATGGATATCGCTGGATAAGAATTGGAAAGAAAAATTACTTTGGACATCATATTGCGTGGGCGCTCTGGTACGGAGAATGGGCGAATTCGACGCTTGACCATCTTAATGGAATTCGTGACGACAATCGCCCTGAAAATCTTAGAATTGCATCAGTGGCCGAAAACAATCAGAACCAACACAATACGCCTTCTCATAATACTAGTGGAATTCGCGGCGTGTCTTGGGATGCGGCAAGAAATAAATGGACGGCCCGTATTAGCTTGAATGGCAAATCTAAAAATTTAGGACGTTTTGATTCAATAGAGATCGCTGAGAATGCTTATTTGCAGGCAAAAATGATCCATCATCCATTCAGCACTGGAATGCAAAAATGAATGAAATACATCTTGTGTTGCCTTATCCAGTATCGGGGAATATCTACTGGCGCCACGTCGGCAACAAGGTCGTGCGCAGCGCCAAGGCCAGCGCCTATAAGTCGCAAGTGGCATGGATCGCCAAGGCGGCCGGCGTCAAGCCCTTGACGGGCCGTTTGGCTGTGCATATCGCCCTATATCCGCAACGCCCTTTGGATGCGGCGCAACGCGAGGAAAAACTGGGGAAAGCGTGGGCCGACCGCGTGCGCTGCCTCGATCTCGACAATGCCCGCAAAGTGCTATACGACGCCTTGAACGGCATCGCCTACCTGGATGATAAATGGATTTGGAAAGACTCCGCCGAACGCATGGAGCCGGACGGCGAAGCAAGAGTTGTTGTTACGATCACTAAATTGGAATTCAGCATTTAACAATAGGGAAAATAGACCATGTGGACTATCTTGCTAGTCGTCTATCTGAGCGGCCATGTATCTTACCCGCCCGCACCAAGTTCCGCCGCTATCACAGCAACAAAAGTTGGCGAATATGCCAGCCTATCTGTCTGCAATAAGATCGCCGTGCAAATGGAGCAAGCCCAGATCGCCAAAGCCAGACAAACCGGCGTGGACTACGCCATCAGCGCCCAATGCGTGCAAATCAAGGATTGATATGATAGATGAAGAAAATATCAGGAATCAGGTTCGTAATGGTGTAAAAATTCTCCGTATTTTTCAGGAGGAAATGGGAAATATTGGCAACGAGACAGAAAAACTCCGAAATGAGAAAGCAATTTTGGTCAAAACTTTGAAGGACATTAGAGAGCTGACCCATTTCGATGTAAGTTTTACATTTGATATGATTGATGAAGCTCTCAAAAAAGTGGGCGAATCGTGACCGAGAAAGAAGCTAAGCTCCAATTGGGCCACGAACTGGTGAAAGCCGCGCGCGAACATGGATTGCCCGTAAATAAACCGATTCCTGTTTGGCTGTTGCCGCAGGCCTCGCCGTTTTCCGTGGTAAAATAGACAAAATCACGGGGAGAATACCATGTCGAAACTGCACCAGGGGGTCTATCTGGATGGGGGTATGACCGACTTGCAGGCGTTGACAGGCAGTACCACGGGCGACAATTTGGCCTGGTGGTTCAGCAATTATCCCCCGCTTTCCTATGCCGACGTGAATATCTTCCTCTGGAATGCCACCGATACTTCGACTCCAGACGGCACGACCATTATTCAGCCTACAGGCGTTTCCGGTGCCGGCCGTTGGAATAAAGTGACAACGCTTGATTTTCCGCAAGTGAATGTAGACTGGAATGCCTCTTCGGGTGGCGTGGAATTCATCAAAAACAAGCCAGTCTTGGCAGCTGTGGCCACCTCTGGCACCTATACCGATTTGTCCGGCCGCCCTACCTTGGCCACAGTAGCCGCTACGGGCGCCTATAGCGATTTGTCCGGTAAGCCGACACTCGCGACCGTGGCAACCTCGGGCAGCTATACCGATCTGAGCAATAAGCCCAGCCGCAGCTTTACCGATCCTGCGCGCAGTCTCAACGCGGCCTTTCAGATTAGTGCCAGCCGCGATGCATGGGTCAGTTACTCGGTGCAAATCACCCTGAATGCGGCCGCGCTTTCTCCACAAAATGGCAGTATTTACCTGGAATACGCAGACGATAGCGGATTTACGACAAATATCGTGCAAGTCGCCCTTGTCACAAGACAACGCTCCATCGCAGCTACCGCCCTCGCAGAAACCGACGCCACTGAACTAGGGTTGGCAGGTATGATTCCCGCGGCTAAATACGCCAGGTTGCGCACCTCAGTCGGACTGGGTTCGCCGGCCTTTGCCTTTGGCTTGGCGCAAGAAGTATTGCTCTAGACAATCCAAGCGCGTATTGCTATCATGGTCACGAGCTTCTTTGGAAACTTGTCCCGGTGCGCCGGGTTTTTGAGGAAAAACCATGGCCGATCTCAGCACTGAGCGCCGCGACAATTTACCGAAATCCGATTTTGGATTGCCCGGCGAGCGCAAATATCCGATGCCAGACAAGAATCATGCGCGGAATGCCAAAGCGCGCGCCAGCCAGCAATTCAACAAGGGCAATCTATCGGAAAGCCAGAAATCCAAGATCGACGCCTTAGCAAATGCCTTACTGAAGAAATGAACCCCACGAGGTAGCGCTCTGAGCGTCGCTGCCTTGTTTTTGCCAGTTCCTATACTGGCCTTTTTATTCCAGCTTACCGCCTACAGCGAGACAGCATGCGTACCAAGAAAAACGGCGAACCCGCCAAAGTGCCCTCCGGGCGCCCCTCTTCTTATTCCCAGGCCACCGTAGACTATATTTGCCAGCAAATGAGCGAAGGTCGCAGCCTGCGCAAGATTTGCCAGGATGAGGCTATGCCTGCGCAGGCGACTATCTTTCGTTGGCTGGCTGATCCTGAGCGGCGCTCCTTCCGAGAGCAATACGCGCGCGCCAGGGAAGCAATGGCAGATGCCGTGGTGGACGAAGCCATGGAAATTGCCGACAATTCCCAGCAAGATACCTTGATCGGCGAAGACGGCGCAGAAAAAGCCAATCACGAATGGATAGCACGTAGTCGTTTGCGAGTAGACATGCGTAAATGGTATGCCGGCAAGGTGGCTCCCAAGAAATACGGTGAACGCCTGGAACTCGCGGGTGACGCCGAATCTCCTTTGACAGTGCAGATCCTACGGTATGGCGACGATACGCCTGCCGAATAACTGGACGCCCCGGCCCTACCAGCGCAAAGCCTGGGCTTATTTAGAGAATGGCGGCCGCCTCGCTGAGTTGGTCTGGCATCGTCGCTCGGGCAAAGATGATCTCTGCCTGAACCGCGGCGCCGTCGCGGCATTCGAGCGGGTCGCCAATTACTGGCACATGCTGCCCCAAGCGGGGCAGGCCCGTAAGGCGATCTGGGATGCGGTCAACCCTAAGACTGGCAAGAAGCGCATCGATGAAGCCTTTCCCCAGGCGCTAAGACGGGCTACCCGCAACCATGAAATGCAGATCGAGTTTGTCAATGGCTCGACCTGGCAAGTAGTAGGCTCCGACAACTTCAATAGCCTAGTGGGTTCGACGCCGGCCGGCATCGTCTATTCCGAATGGGCATTGGCCAATCCTGCTGCTCGGGCTTACCTGCGCCCCATCATCGCGGAAAACAATGGCTGGCAGGTCTTCATCACTACGCCCCGCGGCAAGAACCACGCCTATACCACCCTACAGGCGGCCAAGAATAACCCTTCTGCTTTCGCCCAGGTCTTAAGCGCTTATCAAACCGGTGTATTTTCCACGCAACAGCTTGACGAAGAAAGGGCGGCCTATGTCGCCGAATTTGGGCCCGAACTCGGGCAATCGATGTTCGACCAGGAATACGGCTGCTCCTTCGAGGCCGCGATCCTCGGCGCCGTCTTGGGGCGTTGGATGGCGCGCGCCGCCCAGCAAGGGCGTATTGGCGATCTGCTCTATGACCCGAATGGAGCGCCTATCTGCATTTCTTCGGACTTGGGCTTTCGTGATACCGCGTCTTGGTGGTTTTGGCAACCTCGCTTAGACGGCTTTGGCCTAGTCGGCTATCTAGGCCAATCGGGGCTGGACGCCGACGAATGGATAGAAAAACTCACGGAATACATGGCTAATCGCCAAATGAAACTCGGGCAAATCTGGCTGCCACACGATGCACGCAACAAGACCTTTGCCACCAAGCACACGCCGATGGAGCGTTTCCTCCAGGCTTTCGGCCCGGAAAAGGTCTCCGTCGTCCCCGTCACCAAGATCGCGGATCGCATCAACGCCGCGCGCCGCGTGATCGAATCCTGCCATTTCGACGAGGCCATGTGTTCCGATGGTCTGGACGGCCTGACCTCCTGGCGCTATGAGTTCGACGTCGAAACCAGGACGATGAGCCGTGAGCCGGCGCACGACTGGGCATCCCATCCGGGCGATGCCTTCTCTTACGGCGCCCAGATGATGGAATTACAAAAGCCGCCAGTCCCGGCTTTCCAAGAGCCGCGGGCAATTCTTGTTGGCATGCCTAGCATTTCTGTTGACGAGATGCTAGACTTTGCACCAAAGAACCGCTACGAAAGGATGTAGATCATGCCAGGTACCATGCAAAATGCAGGCAGTTACAAGCAGATCAAAACTTCCGGTAACGTCATGGCAATCCCTTGCACCCTCTTGGGAATCTTCGTTTCCAGTGCCAGCGCGACGCCGACTATCGCGGTCTATGATGATGCAGCCACCGGAACGTCTACCCAGGCAGTAGACACTTTCACCCCCACCGGCGCGACCTATTACCCTCTCAACATTTCCTTGGCCAAGGGTGCGAACATAGTCTTTGGCGGTACCGTTTCGGCGACGGCGGTGATTGCATGAGTGATGTCATTGCTCAAGAAGTCGGCAGCCCCGAATACTACGTCACTATGATGGCGCAGTATGACAAGGAATTCGATACTTGGAAGCAACGTTGTGAAAAAATCCTCAAGATGTACAAGGATGCCAAGCGCAATGAGCGCATGGCCGATTCGCGCTTCAATATCCTCTGGTCGAATGTTCAAACCCTGAAAGCTTCGACTTTTTCCCGTTTGCCGCGTCCCGACGTGTCGCGCCGCTTCAAGGACAATGATCCGGTGGGCCGCGTTGCTTCTCTGATTTTGGAGCGTGCTCTGGCCTTCGAGGTTGACAATTATCCCGATTTCCACGACAGCATCAAACACGCTGTCTATGACCGCTTTCTTGGGGGGCGTGGCACCGCGTGGGTGCGTTATGAGCCTAAACTGCGTCAAGTTCCCATGGAAGAAGGCGAGCAAATCAGCGACGAAGTAGGAGAAACCGAACAATTCCGCGAAGAACTGGACTATGAATGCGCTCCCACCGACTATGTGGATTGGCGCGACTTCGGCCATAATGTCGCCCGTACCTGGGGCGAAGTCTGCGTCGTCTGGCGCAAAGTCTACATGACGCGCGAAGCCCTAGTCGAGCGTTTCGGCGAGGAAGAGGGCGGCCGTGTGCCCTTGGATGCCTCGCCCGAGCTGAATATCGACAAGGCCAATCCTGACGGCGCCGGCAAGCGCGGCCTCGTGATTGAAATCTGGGACAAAGACCTGGGGCAAGCCAAATGGCTGAGCAAGACCCTGGCACGTTTCCTCGATGAGCGTGATGACCCGCTCGGCTTGGAGGAATTCTTCCCCTGCCCGCGTTCCCTCTATGGCACGGTGACCAATGATTCCTTGGTGCCGACACCGGACTATGTGTTGTATCAAGATCAAGCCAAGCAGCTGAATATCCTGGCATCGCGCATTGACGGTCTGGTGAAAGCCTTGCAAGTGCGGGGAGTATATGACGCCTCGGAGCCTACTTTAGCCCGTTTGTTCACGGAAGGTAGCAACACAATGCTATTGCCTGTGAAGAACTGGGCGGCTTTCGCAGAGAAGCAAGGTCTCTCCGGTGCACTCGACATCGTTGACTTGCAGCCAATTGCGATGGCCTTGCACGAAGCCTATCAGGCCTTTGATGAACTCAAGGGCCAAATCTACGAAATCACCGGGATTGCCGACATCATCCGTGGCGACACCAATGCCAACGAGACGGCGGCTGCCCAGCAAATCAAAGGCCAGTACGCCAATCTGCGTCTCAAGCAATATCAGGATGAAGTCGCCTTATTCGCCTCTCATCTCTTGCAGATGAAGGCCGAGATCATCTGTGGCCATTTCGATACGGATACCATCCTTAAGATGGCTTCGGCCTCCCAATTGATGCAGGCCGACCAGTCCTATATTCCGGCGGCGATGGAAATGTTAAGGGATAGACCGACCCGGACGTTCCGCATTCAAGTAGCGGCTGACTCCATGGTCTATTTGAACGAAGATCAGGAAAAGCAAGACCGTCTGGAATTCCTGAGCTCGACTTCGTCTTTCATCGAAAAGCTGGTGCAGGCCGGCCAGGCAGCGCCACAAGTCTTGAGCTTGGGCGTGGAATTGCTGAAATTTGGTGTCACTGGCTTCCGGGTGGGAAAGACCATGGAAGGCTTCATCGATGAAGTCGCCGACCAATTGCGCCAGCAAGCCCAACAGCCACAGCAGCCCAAGCCTGACCCAGAAATGATGAAAATACAGGCTCAAGGCCAGCTCGATCAGCAAAAAGCCCAGCTGGACGCCCAGGCAGCGCAGCAAAAGGCGCAACTCGATGCGCAAGCCGATCAAGCGCGTGCACAGGCTGATATTGCAGTGCAAAACACCAAGATCCAGGCCGATGCTCAACTGGAGGCCATGCGCCAGCACGAAGAAACCCAACGCGAACAATTGCGTCTGACGGCGGAACAGCAGAATAAATGGCGCATCGCCGTGCTAGACGCGTCCACCAAGATAATTGCCGCAGGGATCGCTGCGGGAGACGAAACCACACCAGGCATGAGCCTGAATGACGCGATGACGACTTTCCACGGCCTGGTGGCGCAGTTATCCGGCCCTATTGCCAATCCTACCATCCAGTGAGATCATGGAATTTACTGAAGAAGATAAGCGAAATTGGCTGAAAATGTGGGGATTTATCGAAGGTTCACCCGAAGCGGAACAAGCTTGGGCGGATAAACTGGCTCTCCATAATGGAGTGGCGGCACAGCATTATGTGATTGGCGATATCAGTGCTTACCGCTCTATGGCAACGGGCCAGATAGTAGAGGGACGCAGCGCGCACCGCGAGCATTTGCGTCGCCACAATCTGGTCGAAGTCGGCAACGATCTAGATAAAGCAACGCCGAAGGCGGCGAAACCTGACCACCGCCTGAAAGAAACGATAGCCCGTCAGGTTTATGAAAAACTGAGGTACACATAATGCCAACACAGCGCAATCTCATGGGCACAGGCTGCCCGGCCCAACAATCCCAGGCATCAGTGGGCATTGTTTCCAACGGCTTGACTGCAACAGGTTCCAGCTTGGCCACAGCCTTGATGGCGCCGTCCGATTTCATGGTATTTAGCACGGTACCGGCTTCCACTGGAGTGGCTTTGCCAGCCGATGCCACTAGGGCTATATCCCCCGCCGATTCTTATATCGCGGTGAACCACGGAGCAAACTCACTGTCGGTCTATCCCGGCACCGCATCCGGCAAGATCGCCAATGGTTCGGCCGGGGCGGCCTTTTCGGTAGCGGCCACCAAGACCGCGACTTTCCTCTACCTCGGCTCCGATAACTGGGCCGCCTCGGTCTCTGCTTAAGGACATTCATGGAAATCCGCGAAAGCCTGGAAAGCGCCTTCGAGTCGGCCACACCGACTGAGGCGTCTCCTGTTCCTTCCTCCCCGGCCACACCGGCAGAAGGTCAAGCCCGCGACGAAGGCGGCCGCTACGCCAAGCAAGAGCCTGCTGGTGAACCTGCTGAGGATACTGCACCCAAGACCTATGCGCGTCCGCAAGCCTGGAAAAAGGATTACGAGGCCGACTGGGGCGCATTGCCAGAGCGGGTGCAGTCCTATATCACTGAGCGCGAGCAACAGGCCGCTACCGGTATCCATCAGTATAAGCAGCAGTGGGATCAGGCGTCGCCGATCTACCAAGCGGTTTCCCCTTTCTTGCAAGAATTGGGTCAGCATGGCCAAGATCCGGCCAAATGGATAGGCGAGCTCGGCCAATTCAACCGCACCATGGCTTTCGGCACGCCCGAGCAAAAGTTACAAACCCTGATGAATGTGGCGCAAGCCTACGGGGTAGCGCTGCCGCAGAATGGCCAGATTAATCCGCAACTGGCGCAAATGATGCAGGGGATGCAGCAAATGCAAGGCCAATTGCGTAGCTATGAAACCCAGCGCCAAGAGGCCGAAGTAGCGGCCGCCGAACAAAGTATTCACGAATTTGCGAGCGGCGACAAGGCCCCGCATTTTGAAGAAGTCCGCGAAGCCATGGGCCAGCTCTTACAGGCTGGCATGGCGAGCGGTTTGCAAGACGCCTATGACATGGCGGTGCGGATGAATGGCGACGTGTGGAAAGCCGAGCAAGCCCGACAGGCGAGCGAAGCCGAAGCCCAGCGCAAGGCCGCACTGAGCCAGAAAAAGGCGACAGCTGTTTCCCCTCGTTCATCGACGCCTACAGCGAATATGGCTACGAGTGGCGGCAAAAAATCGATTCGAGATTCTCTCAGCGCTGCTTTTGAGACCCACTCGGATTCCGTTTGATTTTTGAGATAATGAAGGAGTAGACCATGGCCTTTGCCAACTCTGCGATTACCGACATTATCGCCACCACCATACAATCGCGTTCCGGTGAACTGGCAGATAACGTCACGAACAATAACCCGCTGCTGCTGCGCCTGAAAGAAAAAGGCAATGTGCGGCCTTTCTCCGGTGGTAACGTCATTTTGGAAGAAGTGATGTACACCGATACTACTACCCAGAATGCGAACTCGTATTCGGGCTATGAAATCCTGAATGTGTCGCCGAACAGCCCAATCTCGGCCGCGCAATTCCCGATTGCCCAGTACTACGCCTCGGTTACCATGTCCGGCCTGGAAATGCTGCAAAACTCGGGCAAGGAACAGATTATTGACTTGCTGGAAGGTCGTATCAAGGTCGCCGAAGCCCAGTTGGCCAACCGCATCAATACCGATATCTACCTGGATGGCACCGGCAATGGCGGCAAGAACCTGACGGGCCTCGCTTCGGCCGTGCCGGATTCGCCGACTTCGGGCATCTATGGCGGTATCGACCGTGGCTCCTGGAATTTCTGGCGCTCCCAGGTGTTTTCCGGCACCACCAACGGCGGCGCGGCAGTCACCACTGCGAATATCCAGAACTACATGGTGCAAGCGGCTCTGAAAGTCGTCCGTGGCAATGACAAAGCCGACCTCTATGTCGCCGACAATAACTATTTCAGCATGTACGTCTCTTCGCTACAGGCGATCCAAAAGGTCACTAGCCCAGAAATGGCGGCCGCCGGCTTCGCTTCGCTGAAATTCTACGGCGGCGGTACGGCAGCTGACGTGGTGCTGGGTGGTGGTATCGGTGCGCAAGCGACTGCGAATCACATGTGGATGCTGAATACCGATTACATTTTCCTGCGTCCCCATAAAGACCGCAATTTCGTGCCAATCGGCGGTGAGCGTCAAGCAGTGAACCAAGACGCCATCGTCAAGCTGATCGGTTGGGCCGGCAACTTGACCACTTCGGGCGCGCAATTCCAGTCCGTCTTGATCGCCTAAGGAGAACGACATGGCTTATACAATTACCGAACATCGCCTGGGCTTGACTCCCATTGCGAACACCGACGCCGGCGCCCAGATTAATGGTGCTGGCGTCTATTTGCCCCCCGCTGCCGGCGCGGCTAAACCAGGCATGATCGTGCGCGCGGTCGATCCCATCTATGGAGAAGGCGAATTCGTCTATCTGCAAGGGGCGGCTTCTACCGTGGTTGGCTCGGTGGTCACCTGGTCGGGGGTTAATGGCACTACGGTGCAGAGCTATCAAACTGCCTTGGCGGCGTCGAATGCCAACTTAGCCCAACCGCTGGCTGTCGCAATGGCGGCCAACCTGGCGAATAGCTGGGGTTGGTACCAGATCGGCGGCAATGCGGTCTGCGCTACCAACGGCACCTTGGCGGCTGGCCCAGGCCCAGTCTACTTGGCCGGTTCCGGTCAGTTGACCTCAACCGCAGCGGCCGGGAAGCAAGTCGAGAATGCCGTCAACGTTTCTGCCACCGGTACGCCCGGCACCAACCTGGCGATCGTCTCGATAGATCGTCCGCACGCTCAGGGCGCAATTACCTAACCATAGTATCTTGGGGAGGGTTGATTCCCTCCCTTTTCCTAACCTTAAAGGTGAACCATGGAAGATCAGAAAAGCATTGCCTTCGTGCGTTTTTACGAGCGCGCCGTCGAACATCCCTACGAGAGCGAACAGGCTGGTCGCCCTATTGCGCGCATGGCCGATTATGTGCGCATCGAATATCCCGGCAACAATCTGAATGTGATCGACACCCTTGCGGCCGATCATCACAAGAAAGCCTATCCGGTCGAATGGGCGCGCTATCAGAATGAAAAGACCACCGGCGATATCCAGGGCACGCTCTTGCATGACTGGAATATCCTGAATGCGGCGCAAGTCCACGAAATGAAGCACTTCAAATTTTATACGGTCGAGCAAGTCGCGGGCGCTTCTGATGCGCAAATCGCCACGCTCGGCATGACGGCTGGCATGTCGCCGCTCGCATTGCGAGAAAAGGCCAAGGCTTTCTTGACCACTTCGCGCGACACCGCCTTAGCGCAGGCGCAGGCGAAAGCGCTATTGGAAAAAGACGAACAACTGGCCGCGATGCAAAAACAGATCAATGAATTGGTCGCGGCCCAAGCCAAACCCGACAAGAAGGCTAAACAAACCGAGGCTGCCTGATGAACCTGCTGCAACTGATACAGACCACGGCGCAAGAACTGCAATTGCCAGTCCCGGCCACGGTGATTGGCAATTTGGATCTGCAAGTCACGCAGTTATTGGCTTTGCTGAACGCCCTGGGCTATGAGTTGCAGCGAGAATATGATTGGCAAAAGCTCGATACCGAATACCGGCTGTATACGCAATACCTGATTACCACGGGCAATACCACGCAGAATAGCGCGGTGGTGACCAATCTGGCCTCGACTGCGGGACTCGATACCACCTATCAAGTCTCAGGGACGGGAGTGAACCAGGACACCTATGTCAAGTCGGTCGATTCCTCCAGCCAAGTTACTTTGAGCCAAGCATTGACCGTCACGGGAACTGGAGCCACGATCAATTTCGGCAAGACCAAGTATGCGATGCCGACGGATTATGATAGGCAGGTTGACCGCACCCAATACGATAAGACCAAGCGCTGGGAAATGCTGGGCAACGAAACGGCGCAACAATGGCAATTCTTGAAATCGTCCTATATCGCTACTGGCCCGCGCATACGCTGGCGCATGCTGGGCGGCTTCTTTCAGATCTGGCCCATGGTGACCTCGGCCGAATACTTGGGTTTTGAATATATCTCGGCCAATTGGGCGCAGGATGCCGGTGGCAATGGCAAGTCTAGCTTCACCGTGGATACCGATACCTCGATCTTTCCCGACCAGTTGCTGATCACCGGCCTCAAGAAAAAGCTGTTTGAGTCGCGCGGCATGGACGCCGCCTTCTTCCAGGCCGCCTATAATAAGCTGCTCGACTTGGCCAAGTCCTATGATGGCGGCTCTCCCACCTTGGCGATGGCGCCGCAGCCGTCCTCGGTCTTGGTCGGCTATGAAAACATCCCCGATACCGGCTTTGGCTACTGATGGCAACCTCGCGCATTTCCACCATCCCGGCCCCGATAGGCGGCCTCAATGCCAAGGATGGCATTGCCACCATGCCGCCCACCGACGCGGTGGCCCTGACGAATTGGTTTCCCACGCCCTCTACCGTTAATTTGCGCAATGGCTCGGCTTCCTATGCCACTGGTTTGACTGGCAATGTCGAAACCTTGGCCCAGTATGGTGGCACAGGCGGCAATAAGCTGTTCGCGGCGGCCAATTACGGCCTCTATGATATTTCTGCGGCTGGCTCGGTCGGTGCGCCGCTACTCAGCGGTCTTTCGCTGAACCGCTGGCAAAGCGTGAACTTCGGTTCCACGGCGGCCAATGGGCAATTCCTGTTCTTGGCGAATGGCGCCGATGCGCCCGCTTATTACGATGGTAGCACCTGGGCTCAGGTGGCCAGTACCTCGACCGCGCAAACCATCAGCAATTTGACGCATGCCGGCACTACCGCTGTGGCTACTACCTCAGCACCGCATGGTCTCGGCCCTAACGTCAAGGTCACGGTAAGTGGTGCTAGTCCGGCCGCCTATAATGGCACTTTCGTCATCACGCCTACCAGCCTGACCACCTTCACTTATGTGATGGCTTCCGATCCGGGGGCGGCTGCTTCTCCTGCCGGCTCCTATGTGATCCTGAACGCGATCACCGGGGTCAACCCCAATCTCTTCATCCAGGGCACCAGTTTCAAGCAAAGGCTGTATTGGGTGGAAAGCGGCTCTTTCCGCTGCTGGTATCTGGGTGTCAACGCGATCTCCGGCGCTGCGGCTTCCTTGGACTTCGGCGGCATGTTCAAGCTGGGCGGCTATCTGATGGCGGTCGCTACCTGGTCGGTCGATGACGCGGCTGGCATGCAAGAATATTTCGTGGCCATTTCTTCGCTCGGTGAAGTCGTGGTATATCAAGGCTATGACCCTACCAATGCCGCCAATTGGACGATTTCGGCACATTTCCGCATCGGCCGTCCGATAGGGCGCCGCTGTTTCTGTAAGCTCGGCTCGGATTTGATCTTCATCACGGCCGACGGCGCCTACCCCCTCTCGAAAGCGTTGCTGACCGACCGCGCCCAAGAAGCCGATGCCCTGACCGATAAAATCCAGAACCTGGTGAACGGGGACGTCCAGGCTTTCCAGGGCAATTTCGGCTGGCAAATCATTCTCTATCCCATAGGCAACAAGGTCATCTTGAATGTGCCAAACGGCTATGCCAATTACCAGTATGTGATGAATACCATCACGGGGGCATGGTGCAAGTTCACCGGCTGGAATGCGCAATGCTGGGAGCTGTATAACGACGGCCTGTATTTTGGTGGATCTGGAGCCGTGTATCAAGCCGACACCGGCTATTCCGATGCCGGCAATACCATCAATGCCGATGCCCAGCAAGCCTTTAACTATTTCGGAGTGGATGGGCTGAAATATTTCACCGGCATGCGGCCGGTATTTTATGGTTCATCCGGCATGAGTCCTTCCTGTGCGATCAATGTCGATTTCGATACCTCGATGGCGCCCAGTGTGACTACAGGGACTTATGGCGGATTTACGCCCTGGGGTTCCGCCTGGGGCAGTTCCTGGACGACACCCAACGGCACGGTGCGAGGCTGGCATGGCGCGGGCGGCTTCGGCTATACCGGGGCGCCGCATATCGCCATGAACGCGAAATTCGTTTCTTGCCAGTGGCAGAGTACCGACGTGATTTTCCAGGCGGCCGCGCCGGGGTATGCATTTTGAAGCAGATTTTTTATGGCGATTCGGACTTGGTCAAGCAATGGATGGCGCCACGCATCGGCAGTCCAGCGCCAGCCCATCACAATACGATTTGCCTGGTCGAAGGCGAAAAGATACTGGCGGGAGTATGGCTAGAGAATTACAATGGTGTCAGCGCCGTGCTCCATGTTGCGGGCGAAGGCAAACGCTGGCTGACGCGTGCTTTCGCTGAAGCGGTGTTTCATTATGCCTTCAACGTCTTGGGATGCAAGAAATTGATCGGTGTGGTGAGTAGTGCCAATACGCAAGCCCGTCGTTTCGACGAGCATTTGGGATTCAAGATAGAAACGGTAATCGAAGACGCCGACCCTACAGGTTCGCTCATCATTTACTCGCTGAAACGTTCAGACTGTAAATTTTTGGGAGAAACGCATGGGGAAGCCCTCCGCGCCTGATCCAGGGCAAACCGCCGCCGCCCAGGCTGGCGCCAATAAGGAAACCGCGATTGCTACCGGGGAAATAAACCGGGTCAATCAATACGGCCCTTTCGGTTCCTCCACCTATACCGTCACCGGATACAATCCCGACGGCACCCCTATCTATGCCCAGAATACCAATCTGTCGGCGCCCGTCCAAAATATCCTGAATACCCAATTACAGAATCAGCAAGCGGCCCAGGGCATTAGCGGCAATCTCTTGCAGTCGGCGGCCAATGAATATTCGCACCCCATCGATACTTCGAATGTCAATGCGTTAACAAATTCGGCGGGGCCGGCGTCTGCGTCGGGAATAGGCAATTACGCGACGACGGCCGGCAATGGGGGCGGCGACATCCAGCGCTCACTCGGCGATTGGAGCAATGTGCCAGGGGTGATCCAAGGCGCCCAAGATGCCGCCTACCAAAACCAGATGGCCTATCTGAATCCGCAGTTTGCCAACCAACAGAGTGATTTGAATGCCCAATTAGCAGCCCAGGGCATTACTCAGGGCTCGGATGCCTGGAATCGTGCGCAAGGTGAGTTGAGCCGCAACCAAACTTTCGGCCAGCAACAAGCGCAGAATGCCGCTTTCAATCAAGGCATCAATGCCGGCAATACCGCTTTCGGCATGAACCTTCAAGCCGGCAACTTCGCCAATCAAGCCCAACAGCAAGGCTATAGCGAAGCGGCCAATAATGCCGCGCTGCAAAATCAGCAAGCCGATGCGCAAACGCGCGTGAATATGAATAATGCCCAGATGGCGAACCAGATGGCTATGTTCAACGCCAATTTGAACAATCAAGCCCATGCCCAAGGCATGCAAGACGCGTTCGCCAAATATAACCAACCGCTGCAAACCTATAACGCCCTGCAATCGGGGGCGCAACCAACGATGCCTAGCTTTGGCAATGTGCCCGGCGTGAATGTAGCGCCGACCGATGTGGCGGGAATTGTCAATCAAGGCTATGGCAACCAGGTGGGGGCCTATAACGGCACCATGCAGGGCATCGGTACTTTGGGAGCGGCGGCTTTGATGATGATGTCAGATGAGCGCCTCAAGGAAAACATCGAGCGCGAAGGCACCACGCCAGGCGGCAATAAGATCTATTCCTACAATTTCAAGGGCGATAGCCCCAAGAATCGCCAAGTGGGGGTATTAGCCCAGCAGTTGATGAAGAAACAGCCCGAGGCGGTGCATGAAATGCCATCGGGCTTCCTCGCCGTTGACTATGCCAAGGTGAAATAATGGCCGATACCCAATTTGTAGGGCAACTCGATCCCGACCTGAATACCCAGCTATTGAACGCACAGCAACAGGCGCAGCGCGCCCAGGCGATGTATGGCATGGGGATGGCACCGATAGAGCCGGTCGGGCCGCGCTCGCCAATATCGCCGCTGGCGGTGATCGGTAAATTGCTGATGGCCTACAAAGGCCCGCAAGCGATGCAAGAGGCCAATGCCAATCTAGGGCAAGTCGAATCGAAGATTGCGCAAAACCGTCTCGGTTTGATGGCTTCCATCTTGCGCGGCCAAGACCCGAATGCCGCCAGTGGCAGTCCCACGCCGACCGGTTTGCCCGCGAATGCTGCGCCCCAAGGAAATGGCGCTTCTCCGGCATCTACCCCAGCCCCTAATGCGAATACGTCGAGTGGAGTGCCGGACGTGATGCAAGACCCGGTATGGCAAAAGACGGCTTTCGGCGAGCAATTGGGGATGCTACCTCAGGGAAGTGCCGACAATTACGCAAAGGCGCGCTATACCGCCTCTGCGCCGACCGACCTGCAAAAGCTGGTGAGCGCACGTCAATCTGCCCCTGAGGGATCGCCCTTGGCGCAAGCTCTGGATGATGCCATCGCCAAGCAAAACTATCTGGCGCCGGTGGAAGTCAAGCCCGGCAATGTGGCCTTGAATCCGCGCACCAATCAGCCCATGCTTTACAATCCCGCCATGGAAAAAGGCATGACACCGGATTTCAGCAATCCGCTTAATCCAAGTGCATCAGCAACGCCTGGCTATCTGCCCGCAGCGCAAAATCTGGAGCGTATGAAAGCCGGCTCGGCGATACGCGATGTGATGGTCAACGGTGTGGCCCAGCCCATGTATGCCGGTGATGCCGTCGCTGGTGCAGGAGGCAATCAACCGGCATCGGCTATGCCGTCAACTTCGACTTGGAGCGCCGGCGTCCTGTCTCCGAACCAGCTCGGTATGTTGCAGCAGGGCGCGCAAGCCGGCAATCCGCAGGCGCGCGACATGCTGTCGTCTTACCAGCAATGGGCTTCGGGCCGTCCTCCCGGCGCCCAAGGCGTACAGGTGGGGCAGTCTCCCGCCGATCAACAGGCCGAAGTCCAAGCGGCCAAGGATAATCTCAGCCTAGGCTCCAGCGCGCCGCAATCTCGGCAAGCCATGACGGGCTTGGAGAATGCCTTGCAAGTGATGAAGTCTTTAAAAGCTACCGGCCCTGGAACGGCGTCGACCAATGAATTCATGGCGAAAATGGCCAATGTGGTGCCGGGTTTGAAGCCAGGCGATAACGCCAATAATTATCAGTTGGTCAGCAAATACCTCAATAATTCCCTGGCGGCCGCTTCCAGCGTGACCGGCGCCTCCGGTTCCGATGCGCGCTTCGAGCAATTCAGCCATGGGCAGCCGAATGCCGATACTCTGAATATTTCGCCGCTGCAACAGGCTACCCGCTATACGCTTTCGCAATATGACGCGATCCCCGTCAAAAATGCCTTTATTGCGAATGCGGTGCAACAAGCGAAAGCCGCCGGTAATCCGCAACCGAACGTCTGGGCGCAGCAGGAATGGGCCAAGGTATATAACCCCCGGGTATTCGAGTTCAACCGTATGGAGCCGGCCGAGCGCGCGCAATTCAAAGCGAGCATGACGCCGCAGCAGCAACAGAACTTCAGGGCGCAGTATAACGCGGCCCATCAGCAGGGCTGGGTGCAATAATGTCGGCCTGGGACGATACCCCCGCCAGCCCGGCAGCAGCGCAAGCGCCCGTGTCCGCCTGGGACGCCACGCCCAGTTTGACACCGCAACAGGTGCGCGATGTGCAAGCCAAACAGGACGTCAATGCCAGCATAGGGCGACTCGGCGACCTTCTGTATGGCGGAGGCATGGGCGCGGCCGATCTGGTGCAGGGAGTGGGACAGAAGGTCTTACACGGTGCCCAATGGCTGTACGATCAACTGGGCAAGAATGGCCAGGGACAAAGCCTGGCGACGGGGCCAGCCGGCCAAGCGCTAAACAGCATTAGTCAAGGCTTGGATCAGGCTGTCGCCCGGCGCGAAGCGATCTATCAGGCCGATACGCCAGGATCGTTCGCCGCCGGTCTAGGACGCACGATCACTAATACCGCGCCTTTCCTAGCTGCTCCCGAGGGTGCAGTGGCAAGCGGACGTGGCCTCTTGTCGCGCTTATTGCAAAGCGGCACGCAGGGCGCAGGGCTGGGATTGACTCAGCCGGTTACCCAAGATACCGATAATTTCGGACTGCAAGCCGCCAAGCAAGGCTTGACTGGCGCGGTAGGCGGCACGGGCGGCACTGTTTTAGGCTCGGTCTTTGGAAGGGCGATCAGCCCCAAAGTCGCTCCTGAAGTTCGGTCTTTGCTGGATCAGGGAGTGACCCCGACCGTCGGTCAGATCATGGGCGGCATCCCTGGCGCGCTGGAAAATAAGCTCACTAGTCTTCCCATCGTGGGCGACATGATCAAGAATGCGCAGCGACGTGGTGTCGAAGATTTCAATCTGGCCGGCTATGACCGCGCCTTGAATCCTATCGGCCTGAGCGCCGAACAACTCGGCTTGAATGCGGGGCGCGAAGGCGTGGGCGGCGTCAAGCAGGCTTTGTCCGATGCCTACAATAACGTTTTGCCGAATCTGACCTATGTGCATGACAAGCAGGCGATGGCCGATTTTGCGCAGCTGCATCAAATGGCGCAAAACCTGCCGCCACCGCAAGCCCAGCAATTCCAAAAAATCTTATACAACATCTTCGAGAGCAAACTAGGGCCGCAGGGAAGTATGGATGGCACGGCTTTGAAGGGAGCCTTGGAAGGACTTAGTGACAAGGCCAAGGGTTATGGATCCTCCGGTGACCCGGATCAGCGGGACTTGGGCAAAGCCTTTGGACAGGCGGTGGCGAATATCCGCAGCAGCTTGCAAAGAACCAATCCCATGTATGCCGAAGCGTTGAAAAATATCGACCAAGGCTATGCCAACTATGCCACCCTGCGCCGCGCTGCATCGAGTACTGCCGCGCCGAATGGGGTATTCACGCCGTCGCAATTACAGACCGCGATACGGGCCCAAGACCAATCGGCCGGCAAGGGCAATTTCGCTACCGGGAATGCCTTGATGCAGGATTTGGCCGATGCTGGCAAGAATGTGATGCCGACCTATCCCGATTCGGGCACGGTGGGGCGCGGCCTGGCGATTGCGTCGCCCATGGTGGCGACAGGGGCCATGACAAAGCCACTCGCTACCGCAGCGGGAGTGGGGGCCGGAGGGCTGGCCATGCTTCCCTATACGGGGGTAGGACAAAAAGTCTTAGCGGCAGCTTTAACAAAGCGCCCAGCCAATGCGCCAGCTTTAGCGCAAGCGGTGCGCGATGCTTCCCCTGCGGTAGGAGCGGCGCTGACGCCAGCCCTGTTGCAGGCGCTGAAAAATTACTCGAATTAGCGGCCACAAGCCAATAAGAAAGCCGCTCCCTAAGATGCGCCAGAATTGATGGTCGTCCATAGAACACCGTAAGTAAGTAGTAAGCACAGTATAGGAGAAAACCCCATGCCATGGAACGGAAGCGGGAATTTTACCCGCAAGCACAATTGGACGCAGGAGGCGGCCCAAAACCTGCCGATTTCGGCTACGTCGTTTGACGATGACACCAACGATATCACCACAGCGGGCTTGGGTAATTGCATCACGCGCGATGGTCAAGGAATAGCCGCGACGAATATTTCCTGGGGCGGTTATCGCATCACCAATCTCGGCAATGTGGTCACTGGCACCGATGCGACGAATGCCAATTATGTCAACACGGCCACGCAAAATCGCTCCATGGGTGGTTTTAATCTGACCAATCTCGCGAATCCGGTCAATCCTCAAGATGCCGCGACCATGAGCTGGGTGCAGGGAACGACGACGGCGCTGCCCTCCCAGGGCGGTAATGCTGGGCTATTCCTGACTACCAATGGAGCAGTCGCCTCTTGGGCATCGCAATACCCGGTGCAGACTGGCCACGCGGGGCAATTTCTGAGCACCAATGGCACCTCGGCAGCATGGTCTTATCCCTTCATCAATACTATCAATGCTTTGGCGACGGCGAATGTCACCTTGAACGGCAGCCTTCAATATCAGCCAATCGCCATGACGAGCCTGGGCCAAAGCATCACGCTGCCGGCGGCGAATGGGCTGGCGACCGGAGGCCCGCAATTCATCCTCGACAATACCAAGGGCACTTATAGCGTCGGCATCCGCGACAATACAGGTACCCTGATCATGGCGATTGCGCCCGGCGGCGAAGCCTTGGTCGCCCTGAAAGACAATAGCAGTGCAGCGGGCGTCTGGGCCGTCACCGGTTCACAGCTGGAGCCGGGTCTGATCACGGTCGATAACCTGTTTTCGGCCACCTATGCGGCGACTTATCTGGCACCGTATGCGGCGCTGGACAGCAATACCTCCATCCACTTCGTGGCCTTAGCCTCGAACGGCTTTGCAGCCGTCGTGGTCGATAATGCCGGCAAGGTTTTGACCACGCCGGTCACGGTTTCGACCACGGCAAATAGCGTTCCCGTCGCCGCGTTCCGTGTCGATGCAACCCACGCCCTGGTTTTCTTTGGCTCCTCGACCACCGACCATCAAGCCGTCGTCTTGTCGTTGTCGGGTTCTTCGCCGACCTTCAGTCTCGCCGTCGGCACGGCAGCCTCGCTGACGGGGACGTTTTCAGCGGCATGGGGCGGAGAAAATTCGGTCTCGCAACCGCGTATCGCCCAATTGGCAGGATCGCAATACTTGTTTGTCACCATCAGCGGCACCAATACGGCGGCGGTCTCGATTTCCGTCTCAGGTACAACCGTGTCGATCGGCGCACTGACCAATATCATCACCAGCAATTCGAATGCGAATACCCAGGCCGTCTATCCCTTGACCGCGACCACTGGCCTAGTTTTGTATGTGAGCGGCGCGGCTGCACCCTATACGGTGAATGCCGTGGTGGTCACGAGTTCTGGCACCACCTCCACTATCGGCACGCCAGCAGCCGGCGGAACGCTAGCTTCGGTCAGCGGCGCACCCATGTCTTGCCTCTTGAGCGCGACCAAGGCGATCTTTGCGAGTGACAATAATAGCGCGACCACCATGCAATGTCAGGCGGTCACGATTTCAGCAGGCACCTCCGTGGCAATTGGTGCCGCGCTCTCTGTCGAGACCGCCGGTGGCACTGTCGCCTCTCCCAATAATACCTATACCGCGTGGGGCAGTGGTAGCTGGACGGGAACCCGCACTAATCCGCACTTGTTTGGGACGGCTGCAAACTCCGCTATCTTCTCCTATGCCGATAGCACTGCTATATCACGTGTTTGTACCCTGTCAGAAAGCGGCGGTGTTCTCACCAAGGGCGCGACGGTCTATCAATCACTTATGCCCAATAGCAGCAATGGAGAAGGCCTTTTGTTGCCACCAGGATCAAGCACGGAATTCCTGGCCGCCCAAGTTCAGACGGACTCGACTACCACCCATGGGCGCCCTTTTGTCACGCCGCATTTGATCAACGGCACCGTAGTGACGACAGGCCACGAAGTAACGCTCGCGGATGCGGAAAACATCGTGAACAGTCTGTCGCAGACTGCGGCTACACGCTTGAGTCAGGGAGATTATCTGATCGGATTTTGCGGGCCGAACAGCAATAACCGTTTGCGCATTTTGAATGTCTTGCGCAGCAATGGGGTGCAGTTGAACAATCGCGGCTCGCTGAAGATGCCGAATTTCCAACCGCTCAGCATGCCACTGCAAGCGCCGGCCAGCAATCGCGCCGTCATCTTGGGGCGTACGGTGGCTTCGACAGCCGGTACGGCGACTTCACAATTACGCTTGCTCAACCTGGAGATAGCCGCATGACCCAGCTCCTCATTCTCGGCACGTCCATCCTGGCGCAAGCGCCCATCGTTGATAGCGGAGATACACTGCGCTCTGCCGATGCCATCTATCCTAAGAGCGTCATCGCCGGCTATCAATTGGTCGATGCGGCGCTTCCTCCAGGATTTAGTCCGGCTGCCTATAGCTGGAATGGGTCGGCCGTGGTAGCGAATCCACTACCGGCTGCCACCGTGCCGCAAACCGTCAGCCGCTTTCAGGGCTTGGCCGCGCTCTCGAATGCCGGCCTATTGACCCAGGCGCAAGCCGCCGTCAATGCGAGTGCGAATCCCTTGGTGGCGCTGGCCTGGAATAACTCGGCGACCTTTGATCGCCAAAGCCCGACAATGCTGGGGATAGCGGCCGCTTTAGGTCTGACGTCTTCACAGGTCGATGAATTATTTATCAGCGCGGCGCAGTTGAGGGCCTAATTGAAAATTTATCCATGGGCGTATATAGTGATTGCGGCAATGGTGCCAATTTACCACGGAGTCATTCATGAACGAATTGAATCAAACCGGAGACGGCGGCGGTACGCGTCCTCCTACGATACCGGCCAAGAAGCCGGGCCCTAAGCCTAAAAAGCGCTGATGTACCGAGAAAGCTGGAAAACCAGGCTGGCCGCCGCCGCGCTATTGTTGGCGGCGGACGGCCTTTATCATCTTTGCTTCACGCCGCCCAGCTTTCCCCTCTACTACTTCATTGTAGGCTTTTGGGACGGTGCCATGATAGGAGTTTTGCGCTGGATCCTAGGCTCCAATTCGCTGACGCACGATCTGCAACGCATCAAACTGGCCTGGGTCTTCCTCCATGCCTTCGGCTTTGTGCTCTACATGCTGTACCTGCCCCCCTTCGTGTATGACTTTTTCTTGAAAGCCTTGAAAGTGCTCGAATGGGCACGCCTCTTTATGGTGCGAAATGTGGACAAATCTCCTAAAAATAGCTGGCGGTTTGATCTGGTTCGCGGCCATCCTGATGGCGGCCAGAAACGCTTTGCTAGAACGGAAAATCTATGACCGACGACAACGGCTTGGCCGACCATCCGCTGATCGCCCTAGGAGTGCCGACGGCCACCGCCGCCGGCGGTCTAGCGACTATCTTGAATGAGATCAATAGCTTCATGACCACAGGCGCCCTGGTCGTGGGGTTTCTGGTCTCCTGTGCACTATTGCGCAATCATATTTTGAAAGGCCGCATCCTGGCACGGGTCGACCGCGAAGAAGCGGCCGAAGAAGCGCGCTTGAAAGCAGAACATGGACTTCAAAAAAATCCTTAAAGACAGCTTCACCGAACCGGACAACCAAACTTTTTGCCCGATCCGCCTGCTTGGCATCCTCGGCACGGCGCAGGGCTTGACCATGGCGGCCTATGATGTCTTTCTACAGCATGCACATTTTGACTTGCAGAATTATGGCCTTGGCCTGGGTGCAACTTTGGCAGCCCTGGGCGCTGCGCTCGGCTTCAAAAAGGACACTCCCAAATGAACATTTCCCAAGCCGGCGTTGACCTGATTAAATCCTACGAGGGCTGCCGCTTGTCGGCCTATCTGGACGCGGTGAGCATCCCGACCATTGGGTATGGGCATACCGGGCCAGAGGTCGAACTCGGACAAACCATCAGCCAGGATGAAGCCGATGTGCTGCTGCTGCAAGACCTTCAGCGCTTCTGTCAAGGCGTGGATAGGCTCGCTCCCGGCGCTACGCAAAACCAGTTCGATGCCCTGGTCAGCTTCGCCTATAACCTCGGTCTCGGATCGCTGCAAAGCTCAACGCTGCTGCGCAAATATCTGACCAATGACGTTGCGGGCGCGGCCGATGAATTCCTCAAGTGGGACAAGGCTGCTGGGAAGGTCTTGCTGGGCTTGGCGAAACGGCGCGCCGCAGAACGTGCGCTCTTCCTAGGACTAGATCATGTGGCTTAGCCTCTTGCTGCGTGCTGCTCCCTATCTGGCCGCTGTCGCCGCAGTGATCGGCCTTGGAACTTATGTCCATCACCATGGCGTCGAAAGTGGACGCGCTGAAGTGCAGGCGCGCTTTGATCTACACTTACGACAAGACGCCGAAGCGATCGCCGCAGAAAACGCCAAGGATCGCGCCAAGGAAGAAGCTACCCAGGCGGCCTTTGCGCGGGTTGACCAACAACATCAGGAGACGCTGAAAAATGCCCAAGCCGAATATGAAAAGATCATTGCTAGCCTTAAGTCTGGTGCTGTGCGCGTGCGCGACAACCGCGCCGCCGTCTGCCGTAGTGAAGCCAGCCCAACTCCCGCCAGTCCCGGCAGCGATCAGCCAGGCGCACGAAGCCAACTTTCTGAGCCGGATGCAGAGTTTTTGCTGTCTATCGGACGCGAAGCCGACCAAGTAGTCACCCAGCTACAAGCCTGCCAAGCACTCCTGAAGGCGGAACGCTCAGGACAAGAGATCGACGACCACGCTGATTAGCGCAAGAATGCCACCCATCGCCATGACAGCGCCCAAGATGCCTTTAGCAGCGCCGAGTTGATCGTTATTATCCATTTTGCAATCCTCTCATCGTAAAAAAGGCCAGGATATCCCGGCCTTTTTCTTGGGCGTAATCAGCGTTTATTTTGCCTGGGCGTAGACCGCGTTGAATAGCGCGCAGTTATCCGGCAAGAAGTCGCTGGCACCTAAGGCCCATCCCACAATAGTCTGCCCGTTAGAGCAAATGATCTGGGTCGCGCCGGAAGCGTTGAACCACTTATTGCCGCTGTAGTTGACCCAATTAGCCTGGAAAGTCGGCGAATTCAGCATTGCAGTGACGTCAGCTGCGGCGATACTGATGATATTGGCCGATCCAGCCATGGTTGTCAGCGACATGGCGCCCGGCGTCAGATCGAGGTAGCGCGCGTCCTTATACGGGATGACCGAGGTTGAGCCGGACATGGTGCCTTTGACGGCGATATCAAAGGTTCCAGCCGAGGCGGCGAAGGCAGCGACCAACAGGGTAACAGCGAGGAAAAGCTTTTTCATGGTACGTCCTTTAAAAAGTGGGACTACAGGGGAAACGGCTTTATTTTAGCGCATTTTTACAAAATGCTAGGATTTTCAGGGACTGGATTGGCCTCATGCTCCGCCAAATGCAGCATGTGTTTCAGTCGGTAACCTTCCAGCGCCCAAATTTTCTGTTTCGCGTTGTCGCGTGCGATCTTGCGACCCAGTTCTTCATCGAAATTGGCCGGCGATACGCAGGCTGATTCGCCGGTCACTGTAAAGCCATTGACCAGCGTGAGGCAAACAACCGTGAGTGTCGTTCCTGGGAAGACGTGATAGTCTTCTTTGGAAATCGTGCGTTCGATGTCGTCCAGCATGATGCGCGGTGCTGTCAGGCCTTTGGCTTGAATTTCTGCTTCAATTGCGTGATCGTCCATCTTATTTCCTTTCTTTAAATGAAATCATTTAAGCGCAAGCTTGACCGTTTCGTCAGCTTGCTTACAAGTGGTCGCGGATACGCTGGATGATGGCACGCATGCTCAGTGCGCTTTCTTCGCCCAGAGTCAGACAAGCACTTTCCAGGTCGGCAAGGACGCCTTCCTTATGATCCTGGCGCTGCACTTGGGCTAGATAGTCCTCGGTTTGCTTGAGGACGGCTTTGGCATTGTCAACCGCTGTTTGGGCGGCTTGGATAGCTTCTTGTGTCATGGTTTTCCTTTCGTGGTGGGGAGGGTTAAATTAGCCGTCGCCGTCGCCGTCGCCGTAGCCGGAGCCGGAGCCGGAGCCGGAGCCGTCGCCGTAGCCGGAGCCGGAGCCGTAGCCGGAGCCGGAGCCGTAGCCGGAGCCGGAGCCGGAGCCGTAGCCGGAGCCGTCGCCGTAGCCGTAGCCGGAGCCGGAGCCGGAGCCGGAGCCGTCGCCGTAGCCGGAGCCGGAGCCG